GAAATAAGGATGCAGTATATTATAATACTCTTAAAGAATATTCTATTAGAATATCGAAAAATAGTGATAATAGTTATACTATTACAGCCCTGCACCACGAAACGACAAAGAAAGATACAGAATTTTGTACACGAAGCTTAGAATATGCTTTCCAAAAACTAATTAAATTAATTATCAGTGGGGTAATAGTATGAATAGTGGAGGATGAACACAGGATACACCCAGAAGATAATGGATATTAATAATGGATGAAATAAATTTAGATGATATTATGTCAGCTTATCACCGTAATAGTGATAGGGATTTTTTACGTTCCAATGATGATATATTTTTTGACATAATTGGTGACAGTTTATACAATGAAGTAGATATTTTAGAGAAATACCTTAGAGATATTGAGCAATTAGATACAAAAGAGAGAGGTTAGTAATGGTAAAAAGGACATCAAAAGGCACATTTTCTAAAGGAGTGAGTGGAAACCCGACGGGACGCCCAAAAGCGTACAAAGCTACTCCCATGACAGCAAAGGACAGTAAGAAATATAAAGATGACCCTAAAAAGGCATTGCTTCACTTATTGAACACGGCAGAAACAAGAGACGAAGTATTCAAATATGCAAAGGAATTACTACCCTATGTTACACCACGACTAGCAAGCATACAATCAGAAGTCAAGACAGAGAAGACAGTTACTATTAAGATAGAAGGATTTGAGCCGTTATCCTTGGAAAACAAGGCAGATACAGCTAAGGTAGTTGAGGGTGAATGCGTAGAAGAACTTACAAAAGAGTCATTAGAACAATTAAAGAAAGATAAACTATCACAGGTTAAACCTAAGAAAGGTAAAAGATAATGAGAATTAAACTAGGGAAGTATATAGTTGGAGCAGCAATAGGTGGGACATATCAACAAATATATGGAGGTAATCCCGAGGGGTTCCACAACTGGCTATATATAGTCAAATATTATAAGCACTTCGTTATCTTTTATGCTAAAAGGAAATATTAACAATAGGAGCAATATATGGAAAAGGTAATAACACACTTTGCAAAGGTAAACGACCTTGTAATACCAGAGGATGGCATAATAAAGATTATAGTCAGTGATATTGGAGAAATCTTTTTAGAAAAAGGTGTAATCACTTGGGATGATATCAGGACTACATTTAAGTATTATCAGAGTAGTGAGTTTTATAATTAATGTATTATATAATAGATAGATACAACTCATTTACAAAGAGATTTGCCTTTTGTTCAACATATAGCGTAAAGAAAGACGCGATATTGAGGTGCATGAAACTCCCACAAGAGGGAAGAGTAATAGAGATAAGGGATGATAGTACAAGCATAATATTTAATAATGCAGTCAGTGGTAATGTAATGAAAGAAATAAGAGATATAGTTAGGGAATTTAATCAATAGGAGAGATATAATGAGTACTTATATAGATGAGTGGGATGATTACTTCTTACAGCGTTATGGATTTATATCAGATACTTGTTAACAAGTATTTAACAAAACTAAAGGAAAAGGGCGGATAAACCGCCCTTGTGTAGTATGTAATAATAGGATTATTGTTTTGGTACTCTGTAATTATTTTCGTGTATAGTATTTTGCCTCACGGCATCTATTACTATAGATGGGAATGGTTTACTATCGCAATCCTCTATTGCATCCGCTTTTAACTTATAGTATTTATTGTCCTCATACCATTCGTCTATTACCGACCCATAATTATGTAAAATGTACATGATAACCTCCATTGTTTGTTACATCATTAATACCATTGTAACACATAAAAGAGGTCTTGTGTAAACTATTTTCAATTATTATCAAATAAATCATCATTCTAAGGTATGCTAGAGAGACAACAGCATTTTCCTCTTATTAGAATGCCTCGGTGTAGTGATTCGTTGCCACAGTATAGCTTAAAAGGTGATTATGTGGACATTAAACGTTACAGGTATTTAACAAGTTTAATAATAGGGGTAGAGTTATGTTTAAGATAATGAGATTAACCATTGGAAAGTATTACTTAGGCATAGGATATAAGTGGTATGCTTTTCTAAGTGTGTATAATGTACATGGACTCAAGTCATTGAGATTCTTTAATATATGCGTAGTATATGGACAAGTGGCACAGTATAAAAACCATGGGAGAAATCTCAAGGGTGTAAGTTATGATGATTACTGTGACTAGTCCCCACTCACCCTCCACCCCTCACTCACACCCAACCAACAGGCTAACACATATACACATACGCGACATGGACAGTGCATTACTCCCACGCGAAAGGATAACGTCATTGCATAATGAATTCGACTACACAATAACTAGATAGGGGGGTATCCTTTATATATGCTTACCAAGGGTAGTGGGGCAGGGGTTTTGGAATTGTACGCGGGGGTAGTAGTCCCACATATATCCCAAGTAAAAAAAATAGTACCAGCTAAAATCTGACAACAAAAAGGAGAATAATATGAAATTATATAAGAACAAATGGAGAGGGCAGAAATGTGCAGTAGTATGGCATTTCTATTTTTGGAAATACGTATTCACATATTCTGATGATATACGGTACTGTTACCCCTCTCCAAATGGTTCAAAAGTATTATATTCCCGTGATAGAGAAGGATCGCATTTCTATATCACTAAGGAGAGAAGTAGGATATTTTAGTGTACACCCTTGGAATTACCTACTATATCTTGTGTCAAGTAAATTATTATTATTTATTTCTAATAAAATGAAAGAAAACACTTGACAAATGCTCCAAAATATGTTAAAATAGTATATTAGGTTGTTAACAAAGACAGTCTAGTTATTACAGACGGCATGTTGGGAGTTTGTCTCGACAGTATGTTGGGCGACCAACAGGCAATTTAATTTTGTTTATATTGTTTGTTGACGAAGTGGTTCCAAATGTTTGTAATACATCGTTAGTGGTAATTGTGGCAATCAAAAGGAGAATAATATGTATTGTAATATAATGAAAGATGGGACACTATATATAAAATCCCAAACACCAATGGAAGCATATTCTTTACGTCAATGGACTACAGGCAGAAAAACAGATAGTGACATAGTATTCGATTACGATATATCAAATATAATAAATACTGTACAAGAAGAACTAGAAACTTACGGCACTAAACGCGAATCAGCATAGCCTATGTACCGAGTGTACAAAAGGTATCCGAACTTGTTATGCAGGTTCAGCCAGAGGCTCTCACTTGATCCTCGACTAAGACCCTAACAAGGATTAGCATCAGTTGGATGCTATAGAATTAAAGCGGGATAGGGAAGTTCGGACATCCCGCCAGCCTCATAAGCTGGAGATCGTGAGTTCAAATCTCACTCCCGCAACCAATGGGGGCATAGTTTAATGGTTAGAATATCGGGATTTCAATCCGATGATACGGGTTCGACTCCCGTTGTCCCTTCCAAATAAGAGAGAGAGCACTATGGATGAAGAAGATGAGAAGATGGTAAAAGCAGCTATTAAGGACTTTGAAGAGTCTGGCGGGTCAATGATTATAATAGGTGTTGCTGATGAAGAGATTGAAAAGTGTAGCGAGAAATCTGATAACGTTATATACTTAGCTGACAGGATAAAAGAATAAGGATATGATAGTCATGACAAATGTTATTAAATTCCCAAAAAAAGAAGTCGTCAGCAGAGAGCCAAAGGTTTATGTATGTGAAGAGTGCGGATGGGATATATTCTATTTTAATGAAAAGAATCAATTAGAATGTGAGGATTGTGAGGCAGCAATAGATGTGCATGAAGTAATAAAAGAAGATTGAAGGAGCATACAGTAAATGAGCTTGAGTATAATGCTATAGGATAATAACTAAATGTAGGGAAGCCTAGCTAACCCGTATATTTTGGAAATATAATAAGGCTATAAGAAGAACGAACAAACAGGAATGTAGAATACGATGAATCTGAGTCAAGTACTACAAGCTACAGGATATGATATAGATAAGCTGATAAAGATAGCTGCATTCGGCAGAGGTGATAACGAGTTGCTATATATAAAGAAGTTTGCTAAGTCAGCAACGCTCACTGCAAATACAATTGAGGATATATGGTCCCCTGGAGGGACTAAAGTAAAACTTACTTCAGCGGAGACTATGACAATAGCATCATCCTCTGTAAATGATATAGCAGGCACAGGGACAGGGGCTAGGACAATAACGATAGCAGGAGTAGATGAGAATTACAACCTGGCAAGTGAGACGATTGAGATGGACGGTACTGATGACGTAATCAGTGATAATTCTTATTTCAATATTCATAGGATGAAAGTACTCACAGCAGGCAGTTCTTACTCCAATGAAGGTAATATCATTGCTACGCAGACAGATAGCACAGAGACTGAAGCAGAGATAGTTATTGGAAGAGGGCAATCGCAGACATCCTTCTTTACAATACCAGCGGGATATACAGGGCTACTAGTAGATATAACATTGAATACACATAGAGCACCAGGAGGGACTGGCAATAAGAGTGGGGAGTTTAACTTCCATACATTTGGTCCTGATGGAGTTGGGGGGTTCAGGAAGCTAACTACTATAACAAGAGGACTAGCTAATTACGGATCAGGGCAAGCATCAGCACATGAAAGGATGCCGTACCTAGTACCAGAGAAACAGACATTCTATCTGTGCATGATACCAGAGATAAATGGAACATTAGCCAGCGTGGAGTATTCCATGCTCTTAGTAAAAGATGCAACATTAATAGCGAATTAGGATATAGAATGGGACAGAAATTGATGAAGAAGTATAACTATTTAAGATGTGAGTTCAAGATGGGACTAGGTAAGTATATACCTATAATCATACAGGCAGTAATATTTGCTTTGGTACTCAAAGCCATTATGGTATTCTAATATGAAAATAGATTATACTCCAAGAGATTGGCAGGCAGCAGTACTACCAGTCTTGAAAAGATTTACTGTACTTGTATTACACCGCAGAGCGGGTAAAACCGTCTTCGACGTTATACAGAGTATAGGACAGGTATTAGCATGTCCACTTAAGAATCCAAGAGGAGCTTACTTCGGACCCACCAGGCAACAGACTAAAGATACAGCTTGGGACTATTATAAGATGTTCCTCAAGCCGTTGACTGATGCAGGGTTAGTGACATTTAACGAGTCTGACCTGACTATAAAATTTAAGAATGGTGCGAGGATCAACCTCTATAGTTATGAGAATCTTGATAATATCAGAGGGGCTTATCTAGATCACGTAGTATTAGATGAGTTTCAATTAGCACCCCCAATGGGGTTTGATAAGGTTGTAAGACCGATGTTATCTGATAGAATAGGGAAGGCTATAATAACTGGGACTCCAGACGGTAAGACTGAATTCTTTGATTTTTATGAAAAGGGACTCGATCCCGATTATCCAGCGTGGTCTTCTGTCCTGATGAAATGGGATGACACAAATGCTATCAACCTAGAAGAGATAAATGATCTAAAGAAAGATACATCAGATGAAGCATTTGACCAAGAGTATAATTGCTCATTTGAGGCAGCAGTAAAGGGAGCATATATTGGAAAGAATATATCGAAATTGAAAGACTCCGATAGATTGAGGGAGGTACTCCATGACCCAGCATATCCAGTCGTTACGGGATGGGATTTAGGATTAGATGGGATGGTCATCTGGTATTTCCAAAAAGTAGGGGATCAAGAGAGATTGATAGATGTGGATTACTTTATAAATAAGGATCTACCATATTGTGCTAATAAAGTATTGAATAAACCATATACATACCATTGCCAGTATATACCGCATGACGGAACGAAGAGGACTATAATAGACAAGAAGAAGACGGCTAAAGGACTATTAGAGAGCCTTGGGCTAAGATGTAAATTGGTAAAGAGAGGGTCATTTGATGATGCTGTTCATGCTACTAGAGTTTTCATGGATAGGATAGTAGTATCTACGAAGTGCGATAAGAAGATTAGGGTAGGGAAGTTAAAAATATCCCCTCTGGATTTGTTATCCCTTTGGAGAGCAAAGACAGAAGACAGTACAGATCTTATGCAGAAGAACGCAAAGCATGACTTCAGCAGCCATATAGCTGATGGACTCAGGACACTGGCAGTGGGTATTAAGAACCACAATTTGGATAATATGACGGCATTGCACAATGCACATCGCCCAGGGAATATGCAGAAGGAATTGATTAATACAGATTGGAATCCATACACAATAAATATAGGGGGATAACTGTGGCATCAGCAGGACTCGTAGCAGCAGCAGCATTAGGGACTGGGCTGATAGTATCAGGTGCACCTCAAAAGGTTATTGGAAGTGTGATAAAACCACCTAAATTACCACCAGCACCGACTCCTCTCCTCGCACCACCACCTCCACCACCTCCGCCACAGGCACCTGTCATGGAGAATACAGAGGCTGAGAGTCAGGAAGAGGCGAGGCAAAGAGAATTAAGGAAGGTAGCCCTTAGAAAAGGAAGAGGGAGTACTAGAGTATCAACTAAGGGATCACTTCTAACGCCAGCGGAGACTACAGGAACTATTAGTCTTCTAGGTTAGGAGTTATAAATTACGATTTATTCATAATATAGGGAGACAGTCATGGGAGGAGCAGTATCATCAATAATAAGTAAACCAAAGATGCCAGCACCACCGCCGCCACCTCCGCCACCTCCTCCGCCTCCTCCACCTCCGCCTCCGCCTGCACCAGTCGCAGATACTGGAGCTAAAAGTCAAGAGGAAGCAAGGCAGGCTGAGTTAAAGAAGGCAGCCACAAGAAAGGGCAGAGCTAGTACGATAGCACCCAAGAGAGGATCTATCTTAGCACCAGTGGAGACTACAGGAACTATAAATCTATTAGGTTAATATATGACAGAGAATCTCAGTATAGTAAAGTCTACTATGAAGGTACTTGGTGAGCTGAAATCAGAGCGTAATAACTTTGATAATACCTACCAAGATATTGCTGATTATGTGATGTTGAATAATAGCGACTTCTTAAGGTCAGTAGACGAAGGTCAGCGTAGAGATAGACGAATATTCGATGATACTGCTGTATTAGCTAATCAGCAACTCGCATCTATAGTACATAGCGGATTGACAGATCCTAATACTGAATGGGCGAGATATAAGACAAATGACGAGAGAGTAAAGGATTTAGACGAATTTAAACTTTGGCTTGAGGAAACTAATAAGATTATATTTGAGCCCTTCATAGATACTGAATCTGGATTTAGCCAGCAAGATCACGAGACGATAATGTCTACCACGGGGTACGGCACTGGGATAATGTGGATAGCAGACGATAAGGAAAATGATATTATATTCAATTCCAGGCATCTGTCTGAGTGTTGGATAGCAGAAAATAATAAGGGATTCGTTGACGCAGTATATCGTGAGTTCAAATTCACAGCAAGACAAGCCGTGCAAGAATGGGGCGATGATATAATTGGCAGAAAACTGAGAGAGGCTTCAATTAGTAGCCCAGAGAAGAAATTTAATTTTATACATGCGGTATTGCCAAAAAGGGATTATGAAAGGCAGAGTGGAGAAGTATCGCCGAAGTTAGAAAGATTTGAATTTATTAGTGTCTATATAAACGAGGAAGATGAAGAGCTTATAGCTACTGAAGGATTCCACGAATTCCCGTACGTAGTACCCAGATGGGATAAGTTATCTGGGGAGAAGTACGGCAGATCACCTTCTTGGAATACCATGTCAGACATACTGATGGTTAATCTGATGTCTGAAGTGACTATTAAGGCGGCACAAATACAGTTACAGCCACCTTCTATGGTCCCAGATGATGGTGTACTAGGATCATTGCAAATGTTCCCTGGCGGGATAATCATTGGCGGGGTAGATGATGAAGGTAGAGAGTTAGTTAAACCATTCAATGCAGGTATACGTTTAGACATTAGTATGGAGATGATGGAGCAAAGAAGAGACGCTATAAGAACAGCATTCTTTGTCGATCAGTCTCGGGAAAGAAAAGGTAAACAACCTTTGACAGCTACAGAATCGAGTGATATAAGAGATAAAGAATTGAGATTAATAGGACCACAAGTAAAGAGATTTATTGATGAGTACCTATCTAAAGTGATCAATAGAGTATTTGGAATCAAGAAACGTAGAGGGGATTTCCCTCCGTTACCTGATTCTGTTAGGGCATTAGGAATTGATAGTATAGATTTAGAATTGGAATTTCTATCTCCTTTAGTCTTTACGCAGAAGTCTACTCAATTACTGGCATACAATAGGTTTTTTGCGTCAGTCGGTACTTTTGTTGAAGCAGATCCTGCGACATTGCAGAATTTCAATTCGGATAAAATCATCAGGGACGCAGCAGAGTTATCTGGGATACCAATGAGTCAAATGAAGAACACTGACCAAGTAGCATCAGAGAGACAAGCACAGGCTGAAGCACAACAACAGCAACAGCAGATGGAGCAAGTCCAGGCTGGTGCAGAGACAGCAGCACTACTACAGAAGTCAGGAATACCAATCGTACCAGAAGGTTAGAATATGCAAGAGAAAGTATTAGAATTCACAAAAACACTCCGTGGCAAACTCGTCCCACGGAATAGAAGTTACAGACACACATTTTCTTCAGAGGAAGGTAAAGCTGTACTCGCAGATATATATAAATTCGCAGGATTGGATAGACCCAGTTACGTAGAGGGATGTTCAGATAGGATGGCATATAACGAAGGGATGAAACGTGTAGCGATGCACATTAAAGGAATCTTAAGTCAATCTGATATTGACGTAGATAAATTAGTAGCAGACTATACTAAGTCTGTAGATTACGATCCGTTTAACCAATAAGGAAGTATCATGGGAAATTATAGGAGTCTAAAACCTACAGCAGAAGAAGCATTAGGATTATTGAAGAAGTATTATTCTGAGGGTATTAGGCTATCTAATACTCATGTATCAATAGATTTTGGTGATGGTAGTTCTGGTGCATTATTTGATATAATAGATATAAAAAATAATCTCCTATTAAAAGCTAATGACTATTTTGATGATGCGAGTTCTTGTAGCAGAGGAGAGAATGACTCATTTGATATTGATGAGCCATATACTATAGACGATAATAAAGAGACTAAATATGATAATGCGAGAGATAGATGTTTTCATGAGAATCCTACAGCTATAGAAGTTGATGGATTGATCGATATTTTACTTGAAAGACTTTTTAACCAATAGGAGAACTATATGACAGAAGAAGCAACACAAGTTTCAGCACCTGCTGAGGCAGCACCAGTCCAAGAGGAAAGCGTTAATATCGCATCTGAAGGGGTAACTGAAGCACAACCACAAGCCGAACAGGCTGAGGAAGTAGCTTCTGATAATACAGAATTTCTATCAACTCTTGGAGAGGACTACAAAACTGTGGCAGCCACTAAGGGATTTAATAGTGCAGATGATATAATGAAATCATATACGAACTTAGAAAGTATGATGGGTAAGAAGTTTGATGAACTCACTAATGAGGAACTCAAATCAGTATATACAAAATTAGGAGCACCAGAAAGCAAAGAAGATTATGGCTTTGAGAAAGCGGAGTTACCTGATGGAGCAGAAGATGTAATGACAGATTGGTTTGCATCACAGGCACATGAAGCAGGACTTACGAAGGATGCAGCAAGTAAACTTAGAGAATCATTTATGGGTCTGCAAGCAGAGGAAGTAAAACAAGCAGAGATAGCGATACAGGTACAGGAGAAAGATAATATAGAAAAACTTAAAGTAGAGTTTGGTTCTGCATTTGATGAGCGGATAAACTTAGCTAAAACTGCATTAAATGAAGTAGGCGGCGAGGAAGCTAGAATGGCTATCCTCAATGCAGGACTCGGCAGTAATCCAGCAATCATCAAGATGCTGTCAGAGATAGGGAAGATGACCTCAGAAGGCAAGATGGTAGATAGCGGGAGGGTAGAAGCACAGTTCGGGATAACACCAGAAGAAGCTGCCTCTAAGATTGCAGAGAAATTTGCAGATCCAGCTTTCTTGGAGAGATACAGGAATACCATGCACCAAGGGCATAATGAAGCGGTGCAGGAGCTAGATAAGCTCTATAGGTTAAAGAATTCAGCATAGGACAAGCGAAAGCCCTTATGCAAAATCGTTGGTTACGTAAAACTAAGACAGCCCCTCGTAAGAGGATAAGCATAATGTCGAAATACATCAACTACAGTTTATACTCTGTTATTTTTTTTATTTATTTTATCAACTACAGTTTATACTCTGTTATTTTATTTCAATATTATAAAGGAGAAATGATATGGCGGGAAATCCAGCAGGAACTTACCAAGATCATTATAAGGACGTCTTTAAGGATCAAATCCTATTAGCGTCACAACAAGAAGGTTCAGTTCTCGATCAAACAGTAATGAAAGAGACTATGGACGGAAACAAGACTTACTTTGATAAACTCGGGAAAGTGGAGCATTATAACAAAACTGCCCGTGGTCAAGATAAGTCTTACAGCGACATCACATTTGAACGTAGGTTCGTAGTAGAATCAATGATTGCATTTGATCACATACTAGATAAGGAAGATCTTATCAAATATGTTAGTGATCCTAGAAATCAGATTGTTACTTCGGCTACCTATGAGATGGGTCGTGATAAGGACGTTGTTATCGCAGAAGCTATCAACGGTGCAGTTACAGTACAAGCTAATGGTTCTACCTCTAGCGTGTCACTAGCATCAGCACAGAAAGTAGCAGTTAGTCAGCATACTTATGACTCAGGTTCTGGCGATGTGGAATTAACTACTAGTAAGCTTAAGGAAGCTAAGGTTAAGATCACTCAGCAGTACGGGGCACCAAGTGGCATGAGACTGTTCTGTGTAGCATCTTCAAGACAGTTGATGAATCTATCTACTTTTACCGAAGTAGTTAGCAGCGACTATAGAGTCAACAAACCTCTCGAAGGACCAGGAGTAGTTTCCTCATTGAGTGGATATCTAGGCTATGACTTCATTGAATTTGAAGGCACAGGTGTAGATACTAACGCTGATGAGAGAGCATTCGTATACACAGCAGATGCGATTAAGATGGGTATTTATACACCTCTTACCGTATCAATTACACGTAACACTAATAAAGTTGCAGAACCAGATCAGATTTCTGTATGGGAAGCAATAGGTGCTACACGTATGTACGAAGAGAAGGTCGTAGAGATCGCATGTAACCCAATTTCAATATAGGAGGATAACTTATGGCAGATACACTTTTGTCAGATATACAGACCCTCGCTGAGGATAATGATTCTCAGATCGACATGGGTCGTGCATTCAACAAGGAAAAAGTATCCTTCGCAGGGTATACAGCAGCAGGAGCAATAGCTGATGATTCAGTTGTAGTTCTAACTGAGATACCTGTGGATGCTTTTATTAGTTCAATAAGATTCTGGTCTGATGACTTGGGTTCTACTGGGCTATTTAATCTAGGATTTTATCCTGGATCAAAGAAAGCCAGTGACCTAGTAGTCGCTGATGCAGTAGATGAGGACGCACTTGCAACAGCTATTGATGTTAACGCAGCAGCAGTGGCAGATAGTGAACTTCGTTTTGAAGCAGCCAACATCAGTACAGTTGGCAAGAAAGCATGGGAACTAGCAGGACTTTCAGCTAGACCAGCTTATGGCTTCTTCTACCTAGCACTGACAGCTTCTGAAGCTACTACAGCAGCAGGAGATATGGCAGCACTAGTTCGTTTTTCTGAGTAAAATAACTCAGCAGTTCATGGGGAGTGACTGAGTAGTACTCCCCCAACCCCCTACATTATTAATCATAAAGGAGAAGACAATGCCAATAACAGGAGCAGCAGGTACGGGAAACGATGAAGACGGTATCCAGTATCACGGAGGAACGAAAATACCATTTGATGTCACTATTGCTATTGCAGCAAGCCAAACTACAGATGGTATTGAAGCAACATTAACAGTAAAGGACAGAGCAGGTAACACAGTTACAGGACTACATGTTCTTGAAGTCTGGGTATCTGATGATGCAGATGGAGGTGGACTCACAGCTACGTCAGCATCTGGAGCATTGACAGCGACAACAGGAGTTATCCTGACAGCCCTTACTGCAAAGAAACATGTGAAACTTACTACTGCGGATACAGGTATAGCGGTACTATTACTGGTAGATTCAGCGAATACCGCTGGCGAGAGATTCTGTGCTAAGAATCCATCTACTGGGCAAATTATACTAGGAACAGCAGCAGCAGGAACTGACTATGAAGGCGGCAGTTAGAATATAATATAATGGGGTATTTATGGCAAGTGAAGTTGAGATCTGTAATGCAGCACTAATAAAGTTAGGTGATGAAAATGTCATTACTGCATTAGGGCAGAATGGTAGGGAGGGAGAAACATGTGAGTTAATGTATCCCCAAATTAGGGATAGGCTCTTAGCTGACCATCCTTGGAACTTTGCTATTGGCAGAAGCACATTAATACAAGATACCAGTTCGCCAGATTTTGAATTTGATAATCAATTTCACTTACCATCTACCTTTTTGAGGGGATTAAAATTATATGACACAGCAGAGAAATGGAAAATAGAAGGTAATAAGTTAGTTACTAATGCTTCTATTGCTAATCTGATGTTCATACAGAAGATAACAGACCCTGGTAAATTCTCTCCATTATTTACAGAAGCACTATCGACGACGTTAGCGGCTGAAATGGCAGAGGTGATAACTGGATCTACTACTAAGGCTACAAAATTACTAAAAGAAGCAGATATAAAATTAAAAGAAGCAAAACGTAGAGACGGTCAGGAAGGTACACCAGATAATTTTCAAACTGATGTGTTCACAACTTATAAAAATACAAAGCAATGGTGGTAATCAATGGCATCTTTTAAGTTCTTAAAGAATGATTTCACTGGCGGGCAGTTATCCCCGCTATTGAATAAACGTTCTAACGCAGAAAGATACACCACTGGTTTGTCTACCCTCCAAAACATGACAGTCATGATCCAAGGGGGGGTGACTACTAGACCATCGACTGAGCATGTAGCACAGGTAAAAGATAGTTCTAAGTTTACGAAATTATTTCCATTTGAATTCAGTACAGAAGAGGCATATGCAATTGAAGTCGGAAATGAATACTTTAGATTCTGTAAAGAAAGTGGGCAGATACTAGAATCAGATTTGACAATTACAGATATATCCCAAGCAGATCCAGGAGTAGTAAGTATAACAAGTCATGGATTAACTACAGGAGATCAGGGATATATTACCGAAGTAGCGGGGATGATTGAAGCAAATCATGTGAGAGTATATTATACAGTAGGAACTACCGCTACCCATACATTTGAATTACAAGATCAAGACGGCAATGATGTGGATACCTCTGCATTTACGGCGTATACATCAGGTGGGGTATTCAATAAAATATATGAAATATCTAGCACGTACTTAGAAGCAGATATACCGCTAATACAGTACACTCAATCTGCGGACTTAATGACATTAGTACATAGGGATTATGAGCCAGCAGACCTGACTAGGACTTCTGATGCGGCATGGACTTTGGCTACTACTGAGTTTGTAGACGGACCTTATCTCACTGAAAATATTACAGAGACTACATTGGATCCATCGGCAGCGACTGGAAGCATTACTATTACTGCCTCCGCTATTACTGGGATTAATGATGGTCAAGGATTTCTATCAACTGATATTGGTAGATTTATACGTATAGGACATAGTGATCCTATCGTTTGGGGGTATGCCGAGATTACTGGCTATACTAGCACTACAGTTGTGTCTGCTACAGTTAAAGAAGATTTCGATGCAGCTACTGCT